TTTATACAGATGCTTCAGGCAATCCAATCAACGGTTATGAGTTGAACGAATATGGATTACAAGCGGCTTATTCATTTTTAGGAATAGCCAACAGAGCATTCGTTCTAAGGACCAACATCGACTTGGCAGAACTGTCAGGCAGTGCTACGGCGCCAACCGCTTCTCCTACTAACGGCACTTACTGGTTCGACCTTAGCACAACTGTTCCTGGTTTATTTGAATGGAGCAAAACTGATCAGGCATTCACCGCGGTTACTCCGATCTACATCACATCAACAGATGATCTTGTAGGCGGTGTGTCTACAGGAGCACCAAAAACATCTATTGGATCAATTGGTGATTACGCTATCAACACTACACACGTAACAAACAAGACTTATTACAAAAATGACTCAAATGCTTGGGTACAAGTTGGAAGCCAAAATTGGCACACTAGTCATCCAGTGATTGAGGGCACAGCAACATCCGGAGTTTTAGTAAATGGGAACTCGATTGTTATCAATGGAGTCACTGTTACTTTATCTGGAACTAATTTTGCGGCACTAAAAACATCTATTAACGGTGCTAGTATTCCAAACGTAACTGCTGATGTAGATTCAGTGACAGGAAAATTCCAGTTATTCCACAATGGCAGAAATGTCGGCGATTCAACCGGTGCTAATTCTATCAGGGTTGAAAACGTATCAGGAACAATTTTAACAGTAACAGGTATCACAGCAGGTCTTTACAACGGAGTCCAATTACTGCAGGCTCCACACACTTCAAGACCAGAATGGAAAACAGCGGGCGAAGATAGACCTACAGGCAGTGTTTGGTTTAAGACCACAACTGCTAACTCGGGAGCCGATGTAGTTGCAAAACTTTACAGTTCGGCAACAGGTGTTTTCTCAACAGTTGATGCTCCACTTTATGCCACAAACCATGCGGCGATATACGGACTAGATCCGGTCAACGGTGGTACAGTATTGGCGGCTGGCGATCTATACACACAATACAATATAACAGAACAAAGTATATTGGAAGACCAAGACACAACTCCGGCACTACAAGATTTTCAAATCTTTAGATTCGAAGGTGGTGCTACCACAATTACTTCAAATGATACATCACCTAGTTTCACTAGTTCACACAGTTTCTACATTCAAGAAAGTATCAAGGCGCAGTCAGCATTGAATACAGCAAAACTTGTGACACTGGGAGGAACAGGCGCAGATGACTTTGTGGCGGCAGTGAGTGCGGCTGGGTTGACTAACGTGTCAGCAGAAGTATTATCAACAGGAGCAATAAGAATGACACATGCTCTTGGTGGAGAGTTCAGAATGTGGCAAGTAACAGGCACTGCGTTAGACGACGCGGGATTTGGAACAGCCAATGGTCACTCATACGGAACCTACACACAAAATTCTGCAACATTAGTTGACAATTTATACGACGTTCCGGCAGGCTACACAGAAGATTCTAGCCAACCGGCAACAGTAGTTGCGTCAAATTGGAAAAGATTGAGTTATACTGCTTCTACTTCAGCACCAACAAATGAGCCATCAAATGGAACATTATGGTACAACACAAACTTAGACGCAGACATAATGACACACAACGGAACTACTTGGGTTGGGTATCAGAACGGTACAGATCCAAACGGTACCTCGTTGTCTGCAACAGATCCAAATGGACCTCAGTTCTCAGCAACAAAACCAACAACACAATCAGATGGTACGGCGTTGGTTGATGGAGATCTTTGGATTGACACATCGGATTTGGAAAACTATCCACTTATATACAGATACGACACTACGTTAACAGATGGTTCGGACTTTGTTTTGATCGATAACACAGATCAAACCACTGAAACCGGAATTGTTTTCGCAGATGCTAGATCTAACACGTCATCGGCAAAAACAGATTCTAACAGCACAGGCGGTGCTCCGACAGAAAGCACAATTAAGAATCTTTTATCGGACAATTTCCTAGACCCGGATGCTCCGGACCCTTCATTGTATCCAAAAGGAATCTTGCTGTTCAACACAAGAAGATCTGCCTACAATGTAAAAGAATACAGGAACGGATACATTACTACAGCAAACTATCCAGGTTCTGGTAGCACAGGAAAAGGAAACATTAGATTCAGCAATGAATCAGTTGCCAACTATTTTCCTGATAGATGGGTTACAATTTCTAGCAACAATGACAACGGCTCTGGCACATTTGGAAGAAAAGCACAGAGAAAAGTTATTGTACAGCAACTGAAATCGGAAATGGATACCAATCAAGCGATCAGAGAAGATCAAAGAGGCTTCAATGTAATTGCTTGTCCTGGTTATCCTGAGTTAATCAGCAACATGATTAACCTTAACACAGACAGAAATAACACCGCGTTTGTGGTAGGTGATACTCCATTTAGATTGAATGGCACTGCTACAGCAATATCAAACTGGGCAAACAACACAGCAGGTGCCAGTGATAACGGTGAAGACGGACTTGTGTCTTCTTCGGATTATCTTGGAGTGTTTTACCCTTCCGGAAGAACCACTGACAACACAGGAAAAAATATAGTTGTTCCACCTAGCCATATGATGTTGAGGGTGTTGGCAAACAACGACAACGTTGCTTTTCCATGGTTTGCTCCAGCAGGTACGAGACGTGGTATCGTAGACAACGCAACAGCAGTTGGTTACATAGATAGCGAAGGCGAATTCGACACTGTTTCTTTAACGGAATCTGTGAGAGATAGCATGTTTGGAGTAAAAATAAATCCGATAACATTCTTCGCAGGCTCAGGCATCGTTAACTTTGGAAACTTAACTAAAACAAGTTCAGCCTCTGCTCTAGATAGGATCAACGTGGCAAGATTAACAACTTACCTAAGGTCGCAACTAGACACCATCGGCAAACCTTTCATTTTCGAACCAAATGATCAATTGACGAGGAACGAAATCAAAGCCGCTGTCGAGTCATTCTTGTTAGAGTTGGTAGGACAAAGAGCACTATTCGACTTCTTGGTTGTGTGTGACGAAAGTAATAACACACCTACGAGAATTGATAGGAACGAACTGTATGTGGATATTGCAATTGAACCAATCAAGTCGGTTGAATTTATTTACATACCTTTAAGAATAAAAAACACAGGGGAGATAGCAAACTTAGGCAACTAATCCCTAGGTAAATAAAGGAGCACTATGGCAATATCAACACTTTCAAAATTTACAGTACCATTAGCAAACGATCAAAGTTCGGCATCACAAGGTTTATTGATGCCAAAACTACAATATAGGTTTAGAGTAGTTTTAGAAAACTTCGGAGTTTCAACTCCAAGATCGGAACTTACGAAACAAGTCATAGACGTAACGAGACCAAATCTAAGTTTTGAAAACACAACACTAGACGTGTACAACTCAAAAGTTTACATAGCAGGTAAACACACTTGGGAACCGATCACACTTAACATCAGAGACGATGTAAACAACGCAGTAAGTAAATTAGTCGGAGAACAGATACAGAAACAATTCGACTTCTTTGAACAATCAAGTGCGGCAAGTGGTATCGATTACAAATTTACCACAAGAATCGAAATGCTTGACGGTGGAAATGGTGCTTCAACTCCAGGTGTTCTAGAAACATTTGAACTTTATGGATCTTATGTAGAATCTGTAAACTACAATAGTCTTGCATACGCAACAAGTGATCCAGCAACAATCACATTATCTATCAGATACGACAACGCTGTACAAACACCACAGGGTACAGGAATAGGAACAGCATTAACTAGAACAATAGGAACGCTGTCAACTGGTGGTGGTATCTAACTTTCATTAGCAATTATAAATCAGAAAAAGCGCCAAATAGGCGCTTTTTTTGTGGCCATAAATACATGGTATGCCAAGTATCAATAATTTCTTAAAAGGTTTTTCAAACGGTTTGCCGGGCATGAAAGATTTCAGACATGCTTCGAGGCTATTCATCGATGACAATTTTAGACTGGCTCCAAAACAGAAATTTTTATTCCATGTTGTGTTCGACATAGACAATGACATACCGGCCAGACCATTTTCCTCGAATGAAAGGTTTGAAATCAACATGTTGGTCAAAAGTTGTGAGTTACCAAAATACGACATGAATTTAGAAGAAAAAGTACAGTACAACAAAAAAACCTACATCAGCACTAGATTGAGATATCAACCAATAAACATTGTTTTCCATGACGATCACGCAGATGTTATAAATGCTTTTTGGAAAGCATACTATGAATACAATATAGCAGACTCTATATCTGTGCAAAATTCGGGTGGTGCAAATCTATTCAATAAAGATGACATGTATGATCCAAATCAAAAAATAACTCAATATGGTAGAGATAACGTACAGCAAAGAGCAAAACCATTTTTAAAAAATATACAAATTTTTGCTTTACATAAAAACAGTTTCACTTCTTTTACACTGGTAAATCCTGTGATTGGAAGTTTTAGTCATGACAATTTAGACAACACAGAACAGACAGGAATAATGACAAACACAATGCAGATTTTCTATGAAACTGTATTATATAGTGCCGGCGTGGTAGACCAAAATGCCATCGACGGATTTGCTACCATACACTACGATCGAGAACCTTCGCCGTTAAGCGTATTGGGAGGTGGTACGACTTCTATCTTTGGCAGAGGAGGAATCGTCCAAGGGATAGGCAGTGTAATAGGTGACATACAAAACAACAGGGTGGGCCTTTCAACGATCTTAAGAGGCATCAATACCTATAACAATGCCAAAAAAATTAAGGCCAAAGATGCTGTAAAAGAAGAACTCAAAGGCATAGTGAAAGAAGGCGTAATCAACATAGGAAAACAGTCAGGCACAATAACCAACCCGGTTGGAAATTTTGACGTTGGCTCTGTCGCTGTGGCGTCGCTTGCCGCGGCAAATGCCATAGCATCTGCGAAGTCTAAATCTGATCAACCTAGGACTACGAATAATGTTGTCATAGACAATCCTGTTTTGGATACTCAAAACTTTTTGTCCCCATCGGAAGCATTCAATCTTGTTTCTAATGATTTGACCGCTAGAGATAAAGTTGCATCGGCAATATACTACAAAAAAATAGGTTCAAGAAATAATCTGACTATAGCACAAAGTGACATTGCCTATGCCTCTCTTAATGATAACCAAAAAAATGTATACAGGTCTAGTGTTCTCACCGACATAAACAAATTGGTAACAGAAGGTTACGTTAAAATAAATCGACAATCGAACAATGTTTCGATAGCAGTTGAAAAACAAGGAATATAATGTCAGAAATATATACAAACATTCCCGAAAAATCCAAGGACAGGCTAGAGATCACGATAGAAAAACTTAAGACCAATCAGTACGTTGAAAATTTTGAATTAAAACAAAATGACTACGACGCGGCAATAAGTTTTTTTGTGAAAAGAGGTTTTGATAGGGAACCGGCGGAGCAGATAAGTTATGTCATTCTTAAACAGGCCAAAATAGACAGTGTGCCAGCAATGGAGGTTCTGGATATCATTTCGAAAGCCAGCCCAGTTCAATTATCTGAATTGATGTCATTCATACTTAAT